AAGACGAAGATGATCCTTTAGATCCTGTAGGTGGAACTGAAGATGAAGACGAAGATGATCCTTTAGATCCTTTAGGTGGAGCTGAAGATGAAGACGAAGATGATCCTTTAGGTGGAGCTGAAGATGAAGACGATGACACTGATGTTCCCGGAGGAGACGAAGAAGAAGACGATGACACTGATGTTCCCGGAGGAGATGACGAAGACCCTCCCGGTGGGGGCTTAGGAAGAAATATGTTTAAGCCGCAGGGCGTAGGACCTCTTGGACAAGGCGACCCTGCTTTATTAGCTAGGCAAGAGTTTCCGATTGTAGACTTTTTATCCGAGATTTTAGCAAAACAAACTAAAGACGACTTAATGACAGGAATGTTCACAGGAAACATAGTATGACGTATTTAGACATAGTAAACAACGTACTGAGGCGTCTTAGGGAAGATACAGTAACTACTGTTAACTCCAACACGTACAGCACAATGGTCGGTGATTTTGTAAATGACGCAAAACAGTTTGTAGAAAACGCTTGGGATTGGTCTAATCTTAGGTCTACCCTTACGATTACCACGGCGGCTGATGACTACACGTACTCGCTTACAGGTTACCAAGACCAAGGCAAAATTCTTAACATGGTAAACGATACGTCTAACATTGTCATGGAGTACAGACCTCAGACTTGGTTTGATGATAAGTTTTTGGTTAACACGCCTACCTCTGGCTCTCCTCAGTACTACACCTTTAGTGGTATCGATGGGTCCGGTGATGCACAGATTGATGTGTACCCCAAGCCTGACGGCGTGTACTCCATTAAAGTAAAGAGTGTTATTAGGAATGTTCCGCTGAGTTCTGATGGTGATACTCTTGCCATTCCTAATCAGCCTGTGATTCACATGGCAATCGCTATGTTGGCTCGTGAGCGTGGTGAAACGGGCGGTACTTCAACACCAGAGTACTTTGCTATTGCCGACAAGTATTTATCTGACGCAGTTGCTTTAGATGCACAAAAGCATCCTGAAGAAACTATATTTTACACGCCGTAGGAGACACTAGATGGCCCAGCCACTACAAAGTATTAACCTAGTTGCTCCTGCGTTTATGGGGATCAACACTGAGGATTCTCCAATTGCACAAGATACGTCTTTTGCTGAAGTTGCCGATAACGCGATTATTGACAGAAGTGGTCGGCTTGCGTCACGCAAAGGCAACACCGTTGTTACCACAAATAAAACTGTACTAGGCACTGACTATCTCCACAACGTACACGAGTTTTACGACAGTTCAGGCAATGAGGTAATTTTTAGTACGGGTAACAACAAGATTATGACAGGTACGACTACACTGGTTGACGCTACGCCGGGGTCGTACACAATTACAGCTAACGATTGGAAGATATTTAACTTTAACGATCATGCGTACTTCTTCCAGCGTGGCTACGAGCCTCTGGTGTACAGCAACAGTCTAGGCGCAGTAACTAAAATGTCTAGTGTATCTGGTGCGTCTGTTGCGTCTACGCAGTACTGTCACGAGGCTATAGGTGCTTACGGGCGTGTGTGGTGTGTAGGTAACGCCAGTGACGACAACACGATTTACTGGTCTGATTTACTTATAGGACATGATTTTTCTGGTGGTTCTAGCGGATCTATAGATGTATCTAAGGCGTGGCCTAACGGGTTTGACAAGGTTGTGGCTATAGCGGCTCACAACGGTATGCTCGTTATCTTTGGTGAAAACAACACGCTGATTTACGGTGGTGCAGAAAGCCCTGCATCTATGGCGCTACAGGACACCATTCCGGGTGTTGGTTGTGTGGACCGCAAGAGTGTACAAAGCATCGGAACTGACTTGTTATTTTTGTCTCCTACGGGTTTGCGTACTCTAGGAAGAACTATACAAGAAAAGTCATTACCTATTTCTGAAGTTAGTAGAAACATTAAACAAACACTAATCGGGAACATTTTAGCTGAGACAGCACCCATAAGTACTGTGTACAGCCCTGAAAACTACTTTTATCTTTTGTGTTTTCCTACTTTAAGTTTAGTGTACTGTTTTGATGTAAGAGGAACGCTAGAAAACGGGGCGTTCAGAGTAACACGATGGCCTAGTGTTGATTTTAAGTCGTTTCACAGAGACAGAAACGGCGATGTATACATAGGAACTGACGCTGGACTAGGCACTTACTCTGGATACTTAGACAATGGAAGCTCTTATCGGTTTAGATACTTTAGTCCGGGGCTAACTTTCGGTGACCCGTCTAAAATTAAAATGCTAAAAAAGATAAGACCTGTTTTAATTGGTGGTTTTAACACAGAGATATTTCTTAAGTGGTCTTACGATTTTTCTGGATCGTCTAAAACTAGGTCTTTTACTACTAGCAGTTCTATACCCGCTTTCTTTGGGGAGGGCGAGTATGCTATAGCGGAGTACACTGAGGGAGACGTTGTTAGTCGAAAGTCTTTTAATACTTCTGGCAACGGCTCTGTCGTGACTGTGGGTCTAGAAACAAACATAAACGGTTACGCCCTGTCTATACAAGAGATGAGCGTACTAGCACTGATAGGTAAAACGCTATGATTATAAATTACAATAAAAACAGGGGTACTTACTAATGGGTATTTTAAGTGATCTCGTCCCTAGTGAAATTACGGATGCTCTTGGAGGGGCGTTACCAACGGCTTCAGCGCCTGATGTTTCATTTAAGCCGTTTACAGTTAGAGGCCCTACTGGAGAAGTCAGAACCGACGCCGCAGGAGGTACGACATACTATTTGTCGGGGGCTGGGCAGACTTTACAAGATACTTTAGAAGCTCAAGCCCTTTCTAGACTTACTCAAGATCCTTTCGGATTGGCTCAACAAGAAACAGCGGCAGGGACAGCTTTTGGTTTAGGCCAGCAGTTTATGGGCCAAGCGGGTATGGCTAGAGGACCAAGAGAGCAAGAGGTGTACAACCGAATTAGGGCTACACAACTTGCAGAAGAAGAAAGACAGCGGCTTGCACTAGAAGAGCGTTTGGCTAGTCAGGGACGCTTAGGCGTACGTACGTCTATGTTTGGTGGCACACCAGAGCAACTAGCACTGTCGCAAGCACAAGAGGAAGCACAGGATCGTGCGGTTCTCATGGCGATGCAACAGGCACAACAAGAGCAACAGCAACAGGCGGCTTTGGGCGCTCAGTTTGCGGGCTTAGGTTCTGGTCTATCAGCACAACAACAAGCACTCAGAGCGGCAGAGCAACAAGCAGGACTATCGGCTCTTCAGGGAGCTTACATACCACAGGCGGCTATGTTGTCTGCGTTCTCTCCTGCGCTTAACGTAGCAGGCATAGCAGATGTAGCACGTAGGCAAGGCGGTGAGCTTGGTCTTGAGGCACAGATGGCAAACATTGCTGGAGAAGTTGGTCAAAGAACAGCACTCGCTAATATGTACGGCGGTATTTACGGTGGGTTGCTTTCTGCGGGTAGCAGTCTTCTCGGCTCTTTGTTTGATTTCTTTTAGTAGAGGATAAATAGAATGGCTTACAATATTGGTGGAATGTTAGCCCAATCAGGGCAAGGAATAGGTCAATCTATCGGGATGGGCCTCGGAAACGTGGGCGCTAGCATCGGTACTGGCGTAAGCGGTCTTTTGACTCGGCGTAAAGAAAGACAAGCGCAACAGAGTGCACAGGAGCAGTTCCAGCAGATTCTTGGGGCTTACCAAACTAACCCCGCTGGGATGATGCGTGAGGCACAAGACGCACTTATGAGTCCTGATGAAAATATACGGAGAATGGGTGCAATTCTAATGAAAGAAGCGGAGCGTTTGACAAAAGCGCAAGCCGCAACGGCTCAAGCACAATCTTTAGCGGCTCTCCAACAGTCTATTTCCGACTCAGCAATTAAACTCAATCTTCCTGAAGTTGCTGAAAGAGCGCAGAGTACGACTGACGCCGAATCTTTACGAGCAATCCAGAAAGACTTACGTGCCCAAGAAATTAAAAACGTAATAAGGCAAAGGGGAGAGCCGGGAAGAAAGGCACTGGCTAAACGATACGGAATTACGTATGAACCTTATATGGGAGAACTTACTGACGAAAACTTCTTTAAAGTATTAGAAGGTCAAGAAGCAGAACTAAAGTCTTTTATACTACCTGACGGAACTGAAACTTTACTTGAAGTTAATAAAAGGGACGCAAAAGTAAAAGATCCTGCTGACGGGGTGTTTAAGAGAGCCAGTGAACTTGGGCTACGCAGAGCGCCTAACAGACAGCAAGTAGAAAACATAGCTAACTATACAAGCGAGCTTTTAGCAGAAGCTGGAGTAAAACACTTCCAAGAACTTCACGAGTCAACATCCCAAACAATAGCAACTCTAAACAACATTGAAGAAGTTTTACCGTTAACTGACGAAATGATAACAGGAGCAACAGCACAACCTGAGTTATTCGTTAGGCGAATCAAAAGTGAGTTGTCTGAGTTTTTAGGTATTGATGCTGATGACCCTGCTTTGCAAAACACAGAAGCGTACATTGCTCTGGCGGCTCCCCGTGTTGCTGAGATTATCAAAAACTTTGGTGCTGGTACAGGCTTGTCAGATGCTGACCGTGAGTTTGCAAACAAAGCCGCGGCTGGGGACATTGCGATGACTGCGGCTTCTCTGCAAAGAATCTTAAAAATTCTCAAAAAGGCAGGAGAAAATAAAGTCGATTTGTACAACAGGACAGTAAAAGAAATGGGGGTAGCGCCCGGAGCTTACGGTTTTGTGTTGCCTTCTAGAACAAAGAAAACACCACCGACAACGCAAGATGTTGACACCGTTGATAATCCTCCATCCGGTTTTGTAAGGGACTAATAAGATGCAAACAGCTACTAACCCAGACACGGGAGAAAAAGTATACTGGAACGGTGAGTCTTGGGTTCCTCTTGAGACTGCAACTAACCCTAATACTGGAGAACGTGTTGGTTTTGTAAACGGTAAGTGGACACGGCTATCTAAGCCTGCGGAAGAGTACGCGACACGCATGGAGGGCTTTATGGAGCGTGTTCCGCAGAAAATTGAAGCAGGCAGACAAGAGTACGCTAAACGTGTTGAAGCGTTAGATCCACTAGAAAATCCTCTGGTTCCATTCGCGGCTGAAGTAACTAGCGGAGTTGCTACTGCCGCTTTAACTGCTGGTGATATCATTACAGACTATATGCTTAGTTCTGTTCCTAATTCTGTACGTAAAGGCGCTGAAGAAGCCTATAGCAAAATAAAAGACGCTGATTGGTTTAAAGAGGCCATGCGTTTTGCTGAAATGGGTATTGATAAATACAACGAGTGGAAAACACAAAACCCCGGAAGAGAGGCTTTAGTAGATAACACGATTGATTTATCTATTTTGTTTAGTCCACGGCCTGATTTAAACATTGATGTTTTAGAAAGAAAAGCCCGTGGAAAATCTACTAAAGTAAATATAGAGAAATTCAGGGAAGGTGTCCGAACTCTAATAAAACCAGAGTCTTTTGGAACAACTGATGTGGTAGAAGAAGTAGGCCCTCTACGAAGCCAACGGTGGATTCCTGACGAAAAAAGCGAAGAAATCGTGGGTGTTTTAGAGACTACTCCTAATTTAGATCCCAACAGGTCGTACACGTACAACATGAATGTTGTGTTGAAAAATATTAACAATCAAGCAGAAGAACTTGAAAAATTTATTAAACAGGCAGGAAACCCTAAAGTAGATGCTAATGATCTGGTTGCAGAAATGTCTGAAGCTCTTGAGCAATTTAAGCAAACTGCTGGTTTTAGGGGAATTACACCCGAAGCACAAACAATAGTTTTAGAATTGGCTAACGATGCTCTAGGGTTAGTTCAGAGATATGGCAACGACGCTATGGGCATACTACAGGCTAGAAAAGAGTTTGACAGGCTTATGAACGAGGCCTATGTTGGCGTGTTGGATTCAGCTTCAGCAACAGGTAGAGCTAAAGCAACTAGAGTTGTTCGTGAGGTGCTGAACGAGAAACTAAAAGAAATAACTCCGGGTGATGAAGCACACCATTTACTAAACCATCAACACAACAGCTACCTAGCTTTAGATAGAATGGTTAACAAAAGGAACAAGGAGCTAGATAATGGTTTAAAGAGGATGGCCCAAAGATTAAAAGATGCCGCTCTTCTTCCGTCTACGCTAGGGTCTTTGTACTTTACAGGAACTGCGGCGGCAGGTTTAATAGGGGGCGCAGGTCCCGCTATTGCGGCAGGCGTAACTGGCGCTTCTTTGTATGGAGGAGTTAAACTACTGTCTAAAAAGAACAGATTAAAAATGTATGCCGATACTCTGAAAGCCGTTAACACCTTGATTAAAAAATCAGATGATCCAAACATCTTGTTTCAGTTAAAGGCAGATCGTTTAATTCTTCTGGACCTAATGCAACAAGAGCAGGGGTCTGAAGAAGATGAGTAGAGAAAACTTCTATGATTTGAGAAAGCAGTATCGAGATTCTTCTAGACAAACCGAGCGTGAGTACAGCAAGGCTGTTACTGAACCTATTACAAGTGAGTTGGGGAGAGCAGAACTAAGGCTATCTAGAGGTGTTCAAGGGTTTCTTACCGGCGGGCTTTCAGGCGCTCGTGAGGGTTTTACACGCCCCGAACAGATGCAGGCTATGCAAACCACAGAACCCGCTGTTGTTCCTAGACCAAGCGTTCTTGGAATGAACATTAGCGCACCTAAAGAACAGCCCCGAGATATTGTTATCTCTCCAGAGATACAAAATACCGCTATAGACATGGTAACCAACCCCGTAAATCTTATGGGTGCTGGGCTAACTTCTAGTGTTATGGGGGCTATGCCTAGAAATCTTAGGACAATGATTCCCGGTTTTTATCGCGGTCCTGTGGACAAACTAAAGGGGGTTACCCAAGAATCCGCTAGGGCGTTTCCTTACGCAATGCAAGAGGCTCTGTCGCCAACTGCTATGGCTACCGCAAGGCAATACGGAACGGGAATGGGGCGCAGAGCGGAGCAGATAAACCCTGTAGACGAAAAAGGTAACGTGTCAGCATCAGTACGCCAAGGTAACATAATGGCGTCTCCGTATATGGCACAGCAATCTAGGGGAGCGTCAGGAGACTTTGGCGACACAGTAGCAGAAAATTTACCTACTTTTCGTAGTGAAGTAGCGTCTACAGGAAACATGGCCGACGACGCCGCGCTAAAAAGGGTGCTGGCCCAAGATGGAGATATTCCTGATGATGTAATGAGAAGGGCAATGCACCACGTTAGGGCTGTTAATTCAGAAACAGGAACTATTGTTGGACGCAGAAAAGCCGCCGCCGGTAGCAACTTAGGTGCTGAAGCCGCAGGAACAGCTAAAGGTACTGCGCCTGAAATTGCTAAGATGTTGAGTAATCCCAAGTTGTTGCAAACGTTTAAGGACTACGCTGGAGATGAGCTAAACGAAAAAGAATTGCGGGAATACCTTGGAATTGTAAACGCAATTATGCAAAACGCAGGCCGTACTAAGACCGGTAAAAAAACACTGAGTGATTCTTTCTATCAAGGAGAAGACGGAACCAGCCTAAAAAGCACTTATTTAGCTGAAACGTATTGGAAAGCAAAAGCCCGACAAAAAAAGGGACAGAGTATCCGTAAAGGCGGTCCTCAAGAAGAAGCCCTAGCTTTTGTGAATAAGTACATTGCAGAAAATCCGATTACGATAAAAGACATGAGGGGTAAGCTTGTTTTACAGCAATCGTTCAGATCATCCGCTAAAGACTTAGGCGGTATGAACGCTTTTGTGGTGGTAGACCCAAAAGAAGGTGAGTTTTACACCATGCTGTCTGACGGGCACGATCTGTTTGGTATGACGCCTCCGGGTTGGTCTGACTTAACAACAGTTTTGCCTATTCAAAGACGAAAAATTGGAGATCAATCAGCACCTCGTGGTTCTCAAGCAGAAAACTTAGCGGCTAAAGAGGCTAGGCAATCTGCTGTAGCAGGCCTTGAGAGGGCCTCTGGTATGCAAATGATGCCCGGAGAATCTGTCAAAGCCTTTGAGGACAGGGTTGCTAGAGACTTTAGAGCGTCACCCACATCAAGAGACAGGGCCAGAGCAGTTTCTAATCAAATAGGCGCTTTAGGAATGTTAACAGGAGGAAACCGTGAAGAACAACGATAAGCACACAGTAAACTACACATCCCACGACTACCACAGTATGTGCCAGAAGTCAAAGGAAAAAGTTCGTAAGATGCAACAAATGGGAATGACTACGCCCCATGACCCAAAAGACAAGCCAGAGGACGTAGCCAAGCAAGACAGAGGTTACTCTGTGTTCTTTCTAAGTTAATCTATAATCAACTCACGTAGTCTACGGGCCTGTACTCTTACGGGCCTCAAGGCTTCCTCCTCACGAGCGTATTCATCGTTCACAAGAGACACATCGTATCTCACCCTGTTTATAGCGTAAGCTGTATCTGTCATGTCTCTGTACCCTGCTGGCGTTGCACCAGCGTTAGAAAACACCTGATTACACATTAGCTCAGAGTTAGTGTGGTAGTACCCAGAGATCCCATACGACATTATGTCATCGTAAGATCCACAGATGTTGTTCCACCCGTGTCCAAACTCAGGGAATATGTAGCCTGACTTCTGGTTGCTCTGATTCTCAGGTCCGTGTGCTAAACCTACTGAGTGTCCTATCTCGTGTAAGTCAGTGTATATGTCACACTTAGACATGGACGACGGTGGCTGTCCCTCGTTGAAACTCAGGTTAGGGTAAGCCACACCACAGGTATCTGCGTAAGACGTACCGTAGGCCAGCACAACGTCCACAGGGAGTTGATTAGCCTGTTTCTCTACGTCGTGCAACGTGTGGTAGTGAGCTAGCCACAGTTCCTTTAGCTCGTACCTAACGTGTACACCTGACTTCTCGTACACCTCGTTGTACTGCTGAACCCTGTCCTCCCACTGGTCCCACATCTCTGGGTACTCGTACATCAACTCTATCGGTGTATCTATTCCGTACTTAGCGTGAGAGGCGTACATAAGCACACCTAGCTCCCACGTAACCACACGGTCATCATCTTCACCGTAGTAGATAAACGGATAAGACCCTCTCTGTTCGTACCCCTGACAGTCTAGGTTACTCTCAGTAGGACACACAGGTTCTGGCTCAAGTCTAAACTGTATCTGCTCAACACCAAGAGTAAATACGCCGTCACCCGTAGACCCATCTCCGTACACCTCCACGGTACAGCACCCGACCCTCTTGGCTGTGCCTCTGGTTGTGCTGTGGTGTACCATGCCCCAGCCTTCTTCGCGGCCCAGCATATCTTTATAATCTACGTTGACTATGGCAGGATCAAACCTGTCTCCGGCATCCTTTTCCATCGACAGGTTTAGATAACGACGATAACCACACTTTCTAGATCTAGGATCTTTTGTTGAATAGCGATTGCCGTCAGCGTCTTCGTAGATAAACCACTCTACCCCCAGATAATCTTTAGAACAACCAGATCTTATTAGGGTGTCAGTATTCGCCAATGGCGCAGACACCAACATAAACGCAAATAGAATGTATTTGAGCATTAGAGTATTCTATTGATGGCGTCTATGTCTGCCTCAATCTTTGAGTGCATATCCCCGGTATGTTCTTTAAAGGACTTTATTGCCGCACGAACCAGTATCTGAGTTTCTTCTTCACGAAATACTTTTGCAATATGTTCGTCAGGAAGTTCAGTAGCTTCGGTGACAAAAAGCCCTTCTGAATCTATCAGGATGCGGAAGCCTATTATTGTTGCATCCTTCTGAGACATGAGAGTTCGCAAGCACCGCCAACACAAGCTAGTGTTTGCGCTCCTTCAGTGAAGTCATC